AGTCTTTCTTTTAGCACAGCACCTTCAACTGGTACTGGCAATATCTTTGTAAACTTTCTTGGTGTTAGCATAGCTACTGTATCACCACCAACTTCTAACAGAAGTAGTTTTATAGGTGGTGGTATGTTTCGTGTGAATGATAAAACAGTTGGTTCAGATGTGACAATAGGTGGTGCAGAAAATGCAAGTGCTACAGGTCCTATTACAGTTAACTCTAGTGTCACTCTTCAAGTAGAAGATGGCGGTACGTTGGTGATAATATGAGTACATTAAAAGTAACAACAGTACAAACATCTGCTGGTGGTGCAGTTACGTTGACTAAATTAAACCCTGCAAAAGCATATGTTCAATTTTCAGATGATGATGGAACATTTGATGAAACTTTTAATACGAGTTCAACGACAGATAATGGTAATGGTGATATTAGTTATGGCCTTTCTTCTAATATGAGTAATGCTAATTTTCCTGCAAGCGGTGAAGCAGGTGGTGATTTTAGTTCTTTTTTTAGTAGGATTATATCACATAGTGGTTCTACTGCAAGCACTATAAGATTTAGATGTACTAATAATGCTACTCATACAACTAGTCAAGGTTTTAGAATGTCTAGTATTATACACGGAGATTTAGCATGAGTGAGATTAAAGTAGACAAAATCTCAGGCAAAACTTCTGCTAATGCTGTTACTGTAACAGGTGAGAATGGTAGTACGCAGACATCTTTGCAACAAGGTTTAGCAAAAGCATGGATTAATTTTGATGGTTCAGGCACTATAGCATCAAGAGATACATTTAATACTACATCACTAACTGATGAAGGAACAGGTAACTACTCTTTCGATTTTGTTAATGATATGGCTAATAATGATTATGCTATATCTGGTCAAAACCGAAGCCCGGGAGTTCGTGCTGGTGCAGGTATAAATGCTCCTTCAAATTCTGATAGTGATGCCGCTACAGGTTCTTTAGAATTTTTTACTATATTTGTGACTGGCGACCCTTTTGATTATACACAAATATCTGTTATTATTCACGGAGACTTAGCATGAGTACTTTAAAAGTAGATAATCTCCTGTTGCAAGATAATACCAAAGGCACTGGTAGAGTGCTTGAGATGCTTACTGCTACTCTTTCTGATTCTGCAACAACAACTGTTGAAGGCATAAGTGGAATTTATACGTTTGAATCAGTAACACATCATCAAGCATTATCAACTTCATATGCCGAACTAACAGGTTCAAGAATAGCTTATTTACCACCACAAGGAACAAAAATAGTAAGATATCAATTTTCTTATACTGTGGGGGCAGAAGATGGAGCAGACGGTATATCATCAGTAAGATTATATGTTGATGACAATGAAATAACTAATGGAAGAAGAAGTCACTCTCCTTATAGACAAGATGAAATTCAATATACTCATAGTCTTATTTGTAATGGTAATTCTACAGATTTAACCAGAGGTATATTTACTTCTTGGGATACAGCAAAAACTATTCATTTAGAAACGAGA